TTCATCAGTATACGTCATACCAATCTGAGAGTATCCTTCCGTAATAGTCAATTGATTAAAGTGCTCAATTATCATTTCATTGATATTGACCACATTATCATCACCATACGAAATCATACTCACAAATTGATTGAAATATTTCAATGAAGCAAAGGGTGTGTCTGCCATTACAATCTGATACACAATACGCATAGAAATGGAATTATACAAAGAATTTATAATAGTTGTAGCCGGATTACCTGATGGTTGAGAATGTGTCCAAGAATACACATTGTCCTCAAAAATGTGATGAGAGGAAGTAATTTCCTCCCACAACACTCTGCGAACACGAGCATTCTCTTCTCCATCATCATACCATTCATTAATTAAATCAACAATTTTGGCAACAATTTGGGGGTTTAATGAACCATCAAAATTAGAAAAATCACCAGCAATAACTTTTGGACCTTGAGAAGATAAATGACGAGCAAGACGGTCCCATTCTGGTGAATACACATTAATACCTACGGCAATTTCATTATCAATTTTCTCTTTCATAACATGCGCATTAAATCCTAGAAAATACTTGCGAAACAAAATGATGTAATCCATCGAACCAGCTGAAAACACTCGAGTTTTTGCTGCGGCCACTTTTTCCAATGACCGCCTCTCATCCTTGAGTGTATCTACCCAGTATGTTGGAGTACGTAATCCCTGTTTCGCACGCTCTTCTCTATAATTTAATGCTTGCACTAATTCAGGGTGATCATATATGAAAATGTCATCTTTACCAAGCCACTTTGTTTTCCCTACATGTCCCTGGGTTTGATCCGACCAGGGATATCCGGGGCTGGAGCGGCGGTTGATGGCATCAGCATATTGGTCACCCTCAATTCCTGATATTGATTCCTCATGAGTTAAAACTCTACAATGATTAGAGTCGATATTATTAAAAATTTTGTTTGAATAATGTTTGAAAGCAGCTTCTAATTTATTTTTCTCAATGAGTGCCGTTTTAACACCACATTTACGTAGACCTTTCTCTAATGGGTCTACATATTC